CCAGAGATAAATAGATCTAGAAATTCAATTACGTATGTAACTGCCATTCCTGTGAGTAGTACTGGGATAACTATGTCTGTAGTCATAGCCCAAGATCCTACACCGTAGTGGTGGTGTACTCCACTCCATCATATGTGCGTACTCTCCAGAAGGCGTTCTGGGGTACCCAATCATTCATAGTCTTACCCAACCTAGGAATCTTCTTAGGTTTATTTGGATACAAATGGCTGTAAGAAGCGTCATCAGTTCCCTCCCATACCGCTCCAAAGTCTGAAGGAAGAGAACCGTCAAAATAATCTGTGGCTACTTGAGATTGTTCAAATTGAATTAAATCAAGGTAGATAGTTCCAGCGGTGGTTCCATAAAAGGATACCTTGGCATAAGAGGCCTCTGCTGAAGAATCTGTTAATCCAGTTAGAGTAAAGTTTGCAAAGGAGGTAGTTACCGAGATTGCTTGAGTTACAGTCTCTACAACAGCGTCAGCCTCGTCATAAAATGTAATTTTTAAATTTGCAGATAAAACAGCATTTGCTTTTATTGATGCAGAGGCTGTGTAGTATTTTCCAGGAGTCACAGGTATTTCATAGTCAGTGGTAATGCTCCACGGATTTGTTACTACAAATTTACCACTGTACTCTCCTGAATACCCGTATGTTGGAACACTTGCGTCTTGTGTAAAGGTTGCTCCACTTAATGCCCATGTAGTTGAGTTAACCTCAAAGGATGGGTTTTTAATGTAGTTTGTTTTTAAAGGAAGTAAGAACAAATCAACAGCACGTGCTTCATCGTAAGCAACTGTGTTACCTTCTTGCATACAGACCTGATCTATATAGTAAGTACCAGCAGCGCTATATGCAATAGTTATAATTGCATATGAAGAAGTAGCATCTGATGTTGCGGTTTTACTTGCGGACTTCCAAGTATTATTAGCAGCAACAGCGGTAGCGGTATTTGCTGCAGACGTTGCTATTCCATCTTTGTCATAAAATCTTACTGATAAAGTTATATTACCCGCACTTGCAGGAGACTTTAATTTGCATGAAACCACATATTCAGTGCTAGGTAATACTGGAACACCTTTTGTAATTATATTTGAGGCACCTAGTACTATGCTGCCAGATCCAGATGCAACTACTTTTCCAGTCTTTGTTGTATCTATTTGATTTGTATTTGAGTCGGGAACTTGCTCAGTGCTAGAGGTTAGTACTGCGTTACTAGCAACCCAATTACCAATTCCTCCATAAAAAGTAGAGTCTTGAACAGTCAACAGTAAGTTTTCTGAAACAGTAATAGTTGGTTCAAATCCAGTTAATGATTCGGAGTATGTTTCTAATGCAAGTCGTGTTCCTTTACGGGCATACATATAGTTTGCTTCTCGTACAAGTCTCTTTCTATTTTTTGTAGGAAGTCCAGCCTCTGGTGTTAACCCAAGACTTGCCACCTCTATTGGCAGTAGTTCTATTGGAGTTTCAATGCCTGTATGTCTTGGTTTTAAGAGATCAAGCAATGTATAAAGTTGTTCTTGCGAAAATGTTAATCCCTCCACAAAGTTGTACAAGGCTGATGTGGTGTCGACTGTGCCAAAAGAACCTTGTTCGCTGCTTGTAAATACTCTTGGAAGATTATTCATAAAAGTTGTTTGCACGTTGTGGTTTGATGGAACAATTGCAGAAATAGAACCCGCAACTCTCCAAACATTTTGATCAGTAAATAAATAAACTCGATAGTAAGTTTGTCTTCCAGGAATTAATGGAACATCCGAAGGGTTGTCTTCTCCATCAATAAACTCTACACGGGAGACATTTCCTTCTGTAGCAAACTCATCAAAAATAATGATGCCATCTTCTGCGGTTTCTGGAAACCCAACTTGACTTCTAAGTAATCTAATTCTAGAAAATTCTCCACGAGGGGTCTGCCACTTAACTAATACTTTTGTAAAGTCCAAAACCAATGTAGACATAGGTTCGACAGAAAAAGCAAGTTTAACAAACGCACCGTAAGTCGACGCACCGTAATAATTTATACCATATCTAGCCACAGCCTATTGCTCCTTAAGGACTTACTATATCGCCGTAAATAACCCAATCATCACTATCAATTTTAATAAGAGTTGCTACTGAGTATTGACTGTTTAAATCAACTGTGCCAGTTGCAACAGAAGAATATAGATTTGCCACATCCTCTGTAGTTATAGATACAGTTCCTGTTCCATTTTGAATGATAATAAAGGTTTGTCCAGTTACAAATTCAAAGGTAGAGTCATCTGGAATAGTTACAGTTACAGGACTGCTGCTTGAAAATACAATTGCTTTACCAGTATCGTTTACGTCAAGGGTGTAGGTAGTTGCTGCACTGTTCTCAATACCTCTCTGGTGAGCGGCAGGAAATGCTGAGGCAACAGGGACCCACTCGCTTCCACTCCATACATACGAAGCCTTTGCCACATTAACCTCCCATTAACATTAGAGTGTCGTTTAATGATCCGCTACTTGTAACTGCGGTTGCATCTACATCAATTGATGAATCAACCCAAATAGTTCCAACAGCAAAGTCTGCTCCAGTTGGTTGAGTTGCTGCATAAATAACTGGTACTAATTCTTTGCCCCGTGTCTGTATAGTTCCGTCTGGAAGAACTTTAGTTACAACTGCAGATGCTGAAGTTTGAAACTCAACTAGGTTTGCGGTCTGACTAGCCCTTGCTCTTACTACTAGACTCTTTACTCCAATAGCAGATGAAACAATTACTGAACCACCTACATCAGAAACATACTCGTCGTAAATATCTTTTATACCATATTCAATATTTGCAATACGATCTTTTAAAGTATTCCAAGCAGTGGTGACAAGGTCAAACTCTCCTACCCAACCAGAGCCTGTCTTAATAAGAGTGCCAATATTGTTTTGAAGAGCGTTAACTTCTTCTTGAAGGCTATTTACGTGCTCGGCAAGGACGGTATCGGTAAAGTCTACCTTTGTAGTAAAGGACTTTACGGACGATGGGTATGCTGCTGTCACTTAATTTCCTCTCAGACCTAACGGTCTATTTTCTCTTGTTTGCCCCCTATTTACTGTCTTAACTATTAATGGGTATGTCCTGTATCGGCTTTTCCTGTCATCTGTGACTCTAAGGTAGAGACCTTTCCTTCCAAGGTAGTTATTTTTCCTTCTGCCGTTGTCATACGTGTCTCTAAACTCTTTACCTTATTTGCTAAAGCCATAAAGGTAGCGGTCAAGTCTACTTCTGTAGTTCCATCAGACTTTTTAGCAGTTATTACATGTGCCGACAATCCTGTTAGAGAGGTTGTATTTGCTAAGGGTTTAATAAAGATCTTTTTATTCTTACCTTTATTTTTACCAAACGCACCAAGCCATACTGGATAGTTTATGTTTCCACCAATAAATGAAACCCAAATACCTTGACCTACTGCTGGGAGGTCTGTTCGTATTCCAGCAGGTTCGGCTGCATCTACCCAATCAGTAATTTGAGTTCCAATTAACTGAGGAATAGATATCTTTAAACGGTTTTGTTTTTTGGGATCAGTATTGTTCTTTACAATACCCCTATATATTCCAGATAAGTTACTCATTAGATGGCGGCAATATTTAGATTTGCTTCTTGAAAACGCCAGATTTGTCCAGCGGTTCCTACCATAGTATTGGCTCCAGAACCAGCCGCTAAATGCAGAGCCGTAACATTTACGGTCTTTACACCAGGTGCTTGTAACACCATGAACTCAACATCTCTTGGATAAATAGTTTCTGCAAAGGTTGCATTTACATAACCAAAGCCAGTTAAGATAGCAATCTTTATGTTCTCTTCTACCTCTGCAGTTGTATACTGGTCAGTCTTTGTATAAGCAAGAGTACAAATTAAATCGGTATAAGTAGGAGGTTGAACTGTAACTGTTGTCCCTATTAGTACCTTGTCAGTTAAAAACTCTTCTACGTCTTCTTGTATTCTTTCAAACTCTGCGGTCGGGTCATCGTTGTCATCTAAGCCAGGAGCAATATCTGTATCAGTTGCAGACCTACTTGGTGCTATATACAGTGTAACCGAAGTCCAAACTGCAGCGGTTGCATTGGCTTTACCAATTCCGCTAACAGATAGTGCAAGATCTGAAAAATCTTTTAGTGTTACCGCTCTATTACCAGAACGAAGAGAGGCTGGTGCTGATGCTCTAATTTGATCATTAGTTTCAGGATTAGAACCACCAAGGGCGGTAATTTCATTTGTTACTGTTATAGCGCCTTGCACTGCAGTTGTTTGGCCTTCTGATAACCCAGGAAGATATTCAATTGTATCTATAGTCGCTGGCTCAATGTTACCAATAGCACCACCACCAACAGTGTACAGCGCTCTAATTTCAGAAGCATTGGTTGGAATTACACCCGAAACACCGTCACCAAAGGTTACGTAAACAAAATTGTTTTCATCAATAAACAAAGAATAAACTAAGTCATTAGTTGAGTAATCAATTAGATGTTCAACTTGCGTCCACTTAGAAAATAAATCTCCATCTTGAACGTATACTTCTACAGAACCATCAACTACAGGTGACTCTCCAAGAACAAATCGCATTGCTGGAGTTCCAGTAGAGGTTCCAACTAACTCTCCGTATGCAGTGGTGTCATCAGCAACTAATGTTACGGACCGTCCTTCAGAAGCACTGACTGTATATTCTCCAGGATTTTCTCCAACAATTGCATCCACTACAGCCTCAGCAACAGTTGTAAAATATACTGTTTCAACAGTGTCATCAATAATTACTTGGCCACTCACAACCGTTCCTGCAGGTATAGTTACTTCAGCATCAGATGAGTTAGTGAAGACTAAATCTACTGTTGCATTTCTATAGCCCGCTGGAGTGTAGCCGTAAGTTAAAGCGATGTTTAATAAACTTTCTCTTTGTGTTGCGGTTCTAATATATGATTCATTAGCAACTCGATCAATATAATAAGAGACTAAGTCTCCCATATATGCAAAGGCTTCTACTAGGGCAACACCAAAATCTGCTGGGTCAGAAGCATTCCATTCAGGTATACGATTTTGAATTCTGGCAATTAATTCTTCACGAAGTGAGTAGTAATCCCTTCCTGTGTAATCAATTGAAATAGGGATATTCGATGCGGGCGCAACGGTCATAGTAACTCCTCGTAGATTGGGTTAGCACCTTGAGAGAAGACCAAGCCAATGAGTGTGCTAGTAACCTCATCGTTTGGTAACCCGTAAATAACTTCAACGGTTAAAGTACTTGTATAAATGTCACTTGTTACATTTGTTTGTTGAAGAGTCAGTAAGTCTAACTGTTGAGCAAAGGCTTTTTCAACCTCTGATTGAATTTGAGCGGTTGCTTCAGTTTCTGAATTAAACAAAGTGTAAGGAATTAAAGTTCCAAAATTTGGTCGCATTACTCTTTCTCTCAAAGAGGTGCCTAAAACAGATTTAACTCGATCAGACCATATTTTAGATTGAGATTGGGTTGAACTTACCTTTCCATAAGAATCAATAGAGAAGGGAAGTGCAATTGCTTTCTGAGCCATTAGTTACCTCTCCAATTTCTAGGGGTTGTTTTATATCCCGATGAGCCTTGCGAAACTAGTGTCTTACTAGAGTTCAACGTAGTCACACTTGGTTTATTTTTTGAATTACCTATCATATCATTTTGTATATTTCTGTATGGAACAGTGCCAGCAGAGGATGGTCTAAAAGCACTCGGCTTATTACCTCCTACACCATCTGTACGACATTCAAACTCCACCCCATACTCTCCCGAAATATAAAGAGAATGAATTGCTTTTTTTATAACCCAAAAGCCATCTCCCCCACCCTGAGTTCCTTGAACCTCAACAGTTCTCCAAGGAGCAATTCTTGGATCGCCTTGCGCCTTGCCTTTTCCTGGGATAGATAACCTTCCTAAATGAGAGGCTGCTTCAGATAATGACTTAGCCATAGCGCTGCTATTTACTACAATGCCTGTTCTATTTTTTAAAAATAAAGGATCTTTAGTATTTGTTCGTATTGATTTTCCAACTTTGTTTGGAGAAGTTGTTGATGAATATACCTTTCCAGTTACAGGATCAACGCCAGTTACTATGTTCGTACTCCTATTTGGTTCACCAGAGGTCTCAAGGTAATCTCCGATACGAGCCTCAAAGGCATCTAATGTTGGCGCATTAAAATTATTAAATGGGGAAACAAAAGAGTTATCAGAATATAGAACGGGGATTGTTGTCATAAATTGATTAATCATTTTATCAATTGGATGAAAGTGTAGTTCAGTGCCAGAGACTTGCATTCCATAACCAATGGTTTCCGCAAGTTCGTTTAATTTTTCCCAATAAGATTTTCCAGATAAAGATTGTTGAGTAAAGATTGTCTTATGTGGAGTAACCATTGGCTTTAGTTTTGCTTTTTTAGCAAGTTCAATGGCTATTTGAGAAGCCGTTTTATTAGTCCAAATTTTAAAACTTGATTCTTTTAAAGGATAAGAAGTTCCTACACATTGAATTTTAGTTTCTTGATAATCTTGATATTTAATTGGCAAAGATACAACAGTGGTATAACCAAAGAAGTTTCCAGACACTTTATCATTTTTCCAAGTAAGTTGAACTGGAGTTCCAGTCTTTAATGCTTTAAGAATAAAGGGAGTTAAGAGGGTGTATCGTAATTCAAGGATGTCGTGCTTACCCATCTCTTGATGCAATACAACTTCGTTTGGTTGTATGTCAATAGATGGAAAGTCAGGATACGACACACTGTAATAACTACTAAGTCTGCTTTGAGTTCCCGTATTACGCATTTGGAATCCTAAGTTGAGTACCAGCAGAAATGTCTTGAGGGTTTATAATTTCTGGATTTATATCAAGTATTTTCCACCACAAAGAAGAGTTTCCTAAAAATTTTTTAGCCAATAAATCTAGGCGGTCAGTTTCAACCCACTCATAGATAAAGTAACCTAGTAGGGTTGTCGGATAATTTCTAAATACTGTTAAATGGTATTCTTGTTTACCAGCGTGCCAAGCCTTAAATAAAGTTCCATCAACATATCTGCTATCTAAAAAAATCATTCTTGACTCCTAGCATCACTAGCAGGTAACCCAACATCGTTGTATCTTCCACATGAAATAGATACTTGTGAAAGAACAGGAACCATTCGATCGTTAAAAATTGTGTGGTTAACATTTATGCCGTTTACCCTAACTAAATACCGTAAGCCGTCTCCAAGAAATAACTCTACTTGAGTTCCAATTAAGAAACCCCAGTCGGCACTCTGTCCATTTAAAATAGTTTGATGAGTAGCACTTGGTCCATTTAACACTTTAAACAGATACTCAAGGTCATACATAGTTCCTTTTTTATAAATTGTTTTTAAATCTTCTACTCTACTTTTGTCATCAAAACCTGGGTAGGGATTGTTTTCTCCTGGTGCTAATCCGCTTTCATCTAAAAAATTCATGTCACTAATTCTGTTTAACAATAAAGTAAAATCAATTGTAGATAAACCAACACCAGTAACAGGGGCTAGTCCTCCCGCCGCACCACTTCTTATAACGTTTGGGTCTACGGTTTCTAACATTCCCCAACCCATACTTACTTCAGTTGGGTTGTATAAAAATTTAAAGCCGTACATTGTTGGGTCTTCTTTATATATACCTGTTTTATTTTTCCATGCCGCACTCTTTGTAAGATCAAACGGCATTTGCATAGTGCCTTTTGCAACCCCCGTGCCTGAAAACATATCTCTAGCATCAGAAAAATTTCCAGCACCAGAAACTCCACGCACAGTGGTCTTTGTCTGTGGTGATCTGTCTGTGAAGTACTCTGACCTAACCATTGGAGCATTGTATTTATATCCAGTAAAAACCTGTTGTGGTGGTGGTTTTGGTTTTTCGTCACCTTCAGCAGGCTTTACTTTTCCACCTTTTTTCTTTGCATCTTCTTTTTTAAAACCTGATGTTGTAATAGAGATATTAATTCCAGCAGTTCTTGTTTGATCAACTTGATCAACAAGAGTCTTTAATTGATTGACAGCATTTGTTTCTCTAGTCTTTAAGTTAGCACGCCTTTGTCGCAACTCATTGAGGGCTAAAATAGCGGCATCAATTGCATCACCACCAACGGCTGCTTTAAGGGTTGCCTCTGCTACTGTAATTTCTTTTTCTAAAGCAATTTGAAAACCTCTAATTCTTGTTAATTCAACTGAAACCGCAGATATTTGTTTTGATTTTTTTGCTTTATTTTCAGCCGCTTGTTTATCGGCCGCAGCCTTAATACGTGCATTTTCAGCCTTCCTTTTAGCAGCACTTCGTTCTTCAATAATTTGATCAACAGTTTTTGTGTATCTGTATGGATTACTATTTTCTCCAGGCATTATTTACCTCCCACTTCTTGAAGATCTTTATCATTTAACAAAATTTCTTTTACCTGTTTAGCCAATCGGTTAGCCTCTGCTGTTGACGCATTTGCTAAACTAACATTTATGTTTACTGTTTTATTACCAACATTGGCAGAAGTAACTCCACTAGTATGCTGTAAATATTTACCGCTAGTATATGTAGTCCAAGGTTTAAAGTTTGTGCCGCCTTTAGAAATATCGTATGCAATTCGTGAATTAATATATGGGTCTTTAAGACTTTCTGGTCCTGTGTAACCAATAGATGCATATTTTTTTAAATACATTTCATTGCGTTTAGTTCCCATACCAGGATTTCTTGGATCATTATTTTCCATATTAATTTGAAATAGTCCATAAGAATCATCCATGCCAGTTGGGTTGTACGCATTTGCTCTTCCACCAGATTCAGCCTTTACAATTCCATATGCAGTATTTAATGACTCTCCTCTAAATCCAGCGTTTTGTAGAGTTTGCATTAACTGAGGATCCATGCCAGCAGTCATTTGTGTTCCAGTTTGAGATGTCTGCGCTGCATTAGCAGGTGTGCCAAACATACTCTTTCCTAAAAATTTTAATCCTTCATAAGCAAGTAATGCAGTACCAACATACGGCACAAATCTTAATGCGGCCTTTATTCCAAATTTTGCAGCAGTTGCACCAGCCACAGCGGTAGTAGCACCACCAGCCACAGCAGCGGTAGTAGCACCGCCTGCAGCAGTTGTAGCCGCAGCACCACCTGCAAGTGCAGCAGCACCTGCTCTAGCGGCTGCTCCTCCTAAAACACTTCTAACACCCTTTGCTACTAATAAAGTACCTGCTGCTCCAGCAACTCCTCCAACTACACCGCTAATTGCTGAGGCTGCGTTTGTGTTTGAAAGTCCTTGCACAAATCCTTTTGCTTTAAAGAATCCGTCAGGCAGTTTTTCTAATTGTGTATTTAATGCAGCCGCAGCATTTGCTGCTGATTCAAAGCCAGCAATCATTGGCTCTGTGCCACGCTCCATTAATGATGACATAGATGTAGCAAGTTTCATCTGTGCATTTTGTGGATTGTCAGGATTAAATGGTAAGTTTGCTAAATCGCCTAAAGGTTTTCCACCAGCCATATTTATAAGCATTGGCTCTAATAATGCTCGTTGTTCTGCAGAGAACATCTGCATATCTGCAGAGCCAAAACCTGCTCGTAAGTTTGTTGCCATCTGTTCTGCAGATGGGTTTATTCTTCCACCCATTGTCATTCGGCTATAAAGTTGACGAGCAACTTGTTCTGTAGAAACAGGCTGTCCTGTATTTGGATCAGTTGTGTTTATACCAAATTGATAGAGTTGCGCTCCCATTCGACCTGTGTGCAAACCACCAATAGCCTGAGCCGCTGTAGCGTTTGGCATTCCAAAGTAACGAGCAGCACCGCCAACCTCTCGCATCATCCTGTTAAATGATGATGTTCCTGGCATAAAATTATAACCTTGAGAGAGCATTCCAGCCGCAGCGGCATCTTCTCCTAGGCCAGTAATGCCACCACCTAATGCACTAAATGTTGCGGCGGCAACTCCTGCACGATTCATTCCGCCACCAGTACGAAGTGAACTCTGGTAGAAGCCACTTGCACGAGAGATAGTCATGCCAAGATCTGGCATTGCGCCATACATACCGCTAGCAACACCTAGACCAAATTGAACTCCCGCTACTCCTGCAGCACCTGGCTTTGAATAAATCCAAGGCATTGCATTAGTTGCGCTACCTGCAGGTGTACCACCTGCGCCATTGCTAAATTGAGCGTTAGCAGTTCCTAAACCTAATCCAGGACCCATGCCAACACTTGGCATCATTATGCGAGTTAATGAATCTAAAGATTTTGTGGCAATGCCACCTAATTTTCTAGAAAGAGATTCAAGCGTAGTAACTTTTTTAATTGTCTGGTCAAGACCAGCATTTACATTATTAATTTGCGATACGGGATCTTTAGCCATTGATCATCCTTTCATATCGCACTAGAGCAACCTCTAGCCAGTTGCTTCTTTCTCTCCGAGATAAACCTTTTATCTCAGATAAAGACCATCCTTTATAGTATTCAGATAACGCAGACCACTCAGAGAATAGTCTTTCGTAACTAATTACATTAGAACTGAAATAAGGTGCCTAAATTAATAGGAACCGTTACCTCACTTCCTGTGTCGGGGTCCGTAACAACTATGTCTTCAAATTGTGGACCAGGGGCTCGTTTGTTTATTTCTTCAATAATAGTTCTACGATCAATAACGCTAAGTGCTTGCACTTGCGCCTTGCTGTATACAGGATTCTCTCCTATACGTACTAAGGTGTTTTCAAGAACAAGAGTGCTTAATTCGGCAGAAGTTTTATCTGCATTGTTAATCATCTCTCTTTGAACAACTCCATTGGGCAGTTTTACTGTGTACTCAACAGACTTACCTTTTACAGTAAACATACGTTCATTTATAGGATCTGCAAGAACCTTAGTCTTAATATCTGTGTTGAGATCAACCTCAACAAACTTCTGCTCACCATCTGAAAAGATTGGAAGTTTTGCAGTATTTCCAAAGGTGGCTTTAATAATGCCAAGTAGAATTGCATCTCTGTCGCCAACCAGTAGGTCATCAAGTATCTTGTCGGTTGCTGGCTCATTGCCAATTTTTACTGTTCCCAGTTGTAAAATAGTTAAGATTGCTTTACCTAAGTTATTGGTTTTAGAAATGACTTCTTCATCTTTACCTGTGAGTTCACGTACCTCTGCAGTTCTGATGACCTCCCCAGCGGCGTTTATATAGCCGCCAGGAAGTTCAACAGTTGTATCTGAAGGAGATACGATTTCAGGCGTTCTTTCTTTTGGCGTTTCAGTCAACGCCTTGTTTAACATTTGATTTGCTAATGCGGGATTAACCGCTGCACTAATGGTGTTCGTCATTGTTATCCTTTGTTAGATTAGGCTGTAAACGCTGCTGCGCTTGCTGCTAGAGATGGTGCCCAGTTGATGTTAAAGCCCTCGTGGACTAAAGTCATCTGTTCAACAAGTAAAGCATTATCGCCAGCATTTAAGTCTGAGTATGCTACAGCGGTTGGCCAGCAGTTATAGACCTCGATACGCATTGCTACGTGATCAGTTGTTGCTGGACTGTTTTGAGCAGTTTCACCTGCTGATGGAATTGGGTGAGACAGTACTTGAATCTCTAAGTTACAACGGAAGTTTTGCTCTTTACCACGAGTGCTTCCTCCGCCTTGAACTGTAGCGAACAAGTTTCGCATCCATTCATAGTTTTGATTAGTTCCAAGAATTACACCACGTTGTAATGTAATAGGAGCAAAGGTTGTTTGCCCTGGAATCTGGTGAACGGTGGTGTTGTATCCACCTTCACGGTAAGGAATGGAGTCGGTTGTTACCGCCATTCCAGAGATTGAAGTGAACCCAAAGGTAGTTGCTGCAGCCAAATTTGTAGTTGCAGTACTTGCTGTTGGAATCGGTTTAAACGTAACTAAAAATCTAAAGTTACGTAATGGATCAGTTATTAAACTTGATCTATTATTAATGATTGTAGGCATTTATTTATTATCTCCTTCGGGTTAGTTCAGCGTCTTTTGGCTGAGATCGATGACGATGAACTCTGCTGGGTATTGAAGAGCAACACCAACTTGAATGTGAACTTCGCCATTTGCAATATCTGCATCTGAGTTGTTCTCTGCATCGCACTTTACAAAGTATGCCTGTGCTTGAGTTGCTCCACGAAGGCCACCTTGGTTGCGGTACTCACTTAAGAAGGAACCGATATTAGTATTAATACGGGCCCACAATCTTTCGTCATTGTTTTCAAATAGTGCAAACTCTGTTAAGTTCTTTAGATTCTTGCGAATGTAAATTAAAGAACGACGCATGTTTACATATTTGTTTGCAGTTCCATCTTGCTTTAATGTACGAGCACCCATTACAGAAAGTCCAGCACCAGGAATTTGGCGAATTGGATTTACTGGGGATGTGCTTGCATTCATTGTGTCTAACTCTGTAGATGTGAAAGTCTTTTCTACAGATACAATTCCTAATACTGGAGTTGAAATTCCAGCAGGTGCCTTGAATACACCTCGGCTTGCATCGGTTGATAGATAAAGACCTACTACTGCACCTGTAGGTTCAATCTTACGAAGTGCTCCAGAACTACGTCCTAGTGGATCTGAAATAAAGATGTTTGGATAGTAGACAGCAGCATTGCTTGTATCAGTAAGAGATCCAGCAAAAGAAACAGCATTTGCTACTGTTAAATCTGGGTCAGTTCCAATTACAACAAAGCCATTGTTATCTTCTGCCCAAGATGTTGCAGCATCAAATACTGCTACAGTTCCAGATGCTAATGCATTTGCAACAGGTAGGAATAGCACTAATGGGCGATCAAGAGATGTAAATCTCTCAAACACTGAAGAGGCACCCTTGTAGGCGGTGTAATCAGTTGAAGCAGTAGCGGTTCCATTCGAACCACTTGTTAGTGGGTAGGTTGCTAAAGTAATAGAAGCACCTGCATATCCACTAGCAACAAGTACTGAAATATTTGGTGAAACAATGTTGATTACAGTTGGTGCATAATCACTTGATGCAGAATCATCAAAGACAATATTTTCATATCTTTCTAATAAAATATCATCGTTAATATCATTAGCAATGCCTGACTCTTTATATAGAGTTAAGGTGTAAGTGCTTGCTACAGAACCTGCAGTTAATACAACACGTAGGTTATTTCCATCTGTGCCAGCATTCTTAGAAGTAACAGTTGCAGCAGTTGCTCCGCCGCCATCTGTTAGGTTTCTAGATGCTGCAACAGCGTTAGCAGCAAGTAGACGTTGAACATATAGTTCACGTCCACCATTAGCAAAGAATGAGCCAACTTGGAAGGTGGCTGGATAGGAAGCGTTGTAGCCTCCAAAGTACTTAGTAAATTCATACCAAGAGTTAACAAGCGTTACTGTTTCTGGGCCTTGTGCAAAAGGTGCAACAACTGCGCCAGCAGCATTTGCAGTAACTCCACTTGGGAGTACTGGTGGTAATAGGCGTTCACTGATGTAAACACCTGGGCGGCTATAAGCCATTTTTTCTCCTAACTAGTTTGGGGAAGGGACCTTATGGTGCCGATTGAGTGTACGAATCGATGGTAGTGAACTGAGAGCGATCTATGATCTGACTTCCAGTTGTACCTGTGACGTTAACTTGCAACACTTTGTACATCTGTTTATATGTTTCAGCCGCAATCTCACTTGAGACACGGACTGTTATTGCATTTACGAATAATCTTCGTCCTTGCTCTGTAATGTCTCTCTTAGAGATATCCAGAACATCTAGGCGGCGAGTAGTGCCGAACACAGTGTTTGGTCCTGTATCTAGGACAGCAAACCTCAAGGGAAGTTTTGAGTAAAGTAATTGCGACAAAATTTGTCGGTCATGACGTGGTTGACGAGAGTAAGAAGTAACTTGATAATCAATATTTACAGGGATTGGATAGTTAATTTCCCAGTCATGTTCATCAGTATCCCAAGCAGTGTTGGTTCCAATAACAGATGGATTAGTTAAGTACGCTGGCTTTACCTTACCTCTCATGGCACGAGAAAAATCTTCGGCAATATCAATCATATCAATAGTAATATATGGATAAGACTGTGCTCTAATTTCTTGATCAGGTTGTCCAAACCAGACTCCTACCTTTCGGGTAGTTCCTGGAGTAGCAGTTCCACCTGATGCAACGCTAGCAATGTTGGCATTGGTCTTTGCATATTTAAAAGTAGTCTCACTTGGTATTAAAGTAATGTTGTAAGTGCCATTAAACGGAGTAGATGCTCCAGCAATAGTTACAGTATCGCCCACCTCAAACTCATGTGATGTTGATGTTGTAATTGTAACTACGTTAGACAGCAATGCCTTGTTAGTAATTGTTTTAACGGTAGCAGAGGAAGCCTTCTGATCTGTTACTGTCATCTCCTTTAAGAGATTACGAAGTGCTTCATCTTCATCTAATAAGAATGTCATAGGTAGCCATCCATGTGGCGCATAGTACGAGCCATCAAGAACTTCTCAGCCTCATGCTGACGGTTATTAAAGCGGCGCATTGCAGCAGTTGGCTGTGTTTCAGGAGTTCCATACTCAAGATCTAAAATCTCTGCCTTGTGATCTGGGTTGCCATGAATAGTAAAGGCGCCATCAGAGTGACGAACATGCAGATTCCGCACAATTTTATCTGGCCAGCCAGATGCTCTAGCCTCTGATCGTAGATGAGCACCCATGTAGCGAGTGGTTTCCATACTGGCTTTGTTTAAAGATTCTCTGGCTTTTTTAAAGTATGTCACTTCTTTTTCTTCGCTTTCGCTTTTGCGCCAACGTAGACAGCCCCTGCAAGATAGGCTGCGGTTGTACCTGCAATTAGCGATGCGATAGCGGGACGTTTTTCTTGAGGGCGGAATCCAAACACACCCCGAATAAACTCTTCACGTTCTTGCTGATTGTTCATCTCAGCAACTTGTTCGTACCAAGGCTTGTAAGCCATAATAAATAACCCCTTTATCGCAACCAGTGGGAACTGTAGTCAGGCACCGCAGCGGTGTTCTGATAAAGCAAGGATATAAGAAAGGCCCTCAAGTTGAGGGCCTAACTTTTACTTCTTTTTCTTTTCTCGCTTGTCTTCAGCCTTCTCGCCTTTCTTACCTTCTTTGGCTTCGTGCTTCTTAGACATAGCCTTAATCTTTTTTATATTAGCAACATCCATCTTGCGGTCATCCTCTTGGGACTTAGGCTTGCGATGTTTCTTGTCCATCTTTTCAAACTTGGCCTTCTCTTCTTTATCCAATCCCTTTGTGGTCTTGGCATCCTGTTTCTTGTCAGAGGCCTTTGTGTACTTCATTAAACTACTTTTTTCTTCTTCTTTTTAAGCGCCTTAAAATCTGCGCCAGTAATTTTCTCTACAGGCTTTGCTGCTCCTGCAATCTTCTTCTGCTTAGGGGTTAGTGACTTCTTCATTTTTTGTCCTTCTTCTTAGAGTCTTTTTTCTTTGTCTTAGCATACTTCTTATTAGCAGCAGAAAGAGTCTTCATGCCATGCTTGTTCTTAGGCATCCCACAGCCACAGGTAGCACACATTACTTCTTGTCCTTCTTCTTAGCCATCTTGATGTCTTTCTTTTTAATCTTACCTTTATTTGGACCCTTGCCGTACTTTGGGTGAGACTTGTCTCTGATACCGCATCCGCATGTGGAACACATGGTTATTTACCTTTCTTCTTGTTGGCTTTAGCCTTCTTTGCCACTGCGGCATTATCGACTAAATTTGGATAAGGACGTCCTGCTGCTTTGGCTCTAGCCTTAGCCGCAGACTTTTGAGATGATGTTAATTTCTTATCCTTGTCTGAAGGATCTTTGGTATTCCAAAATGCCTTTGCCATTATTTACCTTGACTTCTATGAGGGTTGTTTTTGTGCCAACTCTTTACCGCCTTGACACCCTGCTTTACACTCTTTGATCCGCCCATCTTTGTGAGGTTAATCTTATCCCACTTGCCTTGGTTGGTATTGGTGTGTTCTACAACAACATCACCCTTCTTATTCTTAGAAACTTTGTGGGTTACCTTGGCTTTCTTTCCAGGAACTCCAATGCCCAGTGTTACTGGTTTCTCTGGCTTCTTCTTATCTGCCATCATGCCACCGACTTCTTATGCTTGTATCGGATTGGGGCTTTAGGTTTTCTCACTATGCCACCCTTCTTTCGCTTTAATCCAGCGCCACCAGATTCGTACTTACTCTCAGTGACATTTGTTTGAATATTCTTTTGAGGCTGCTTACCAGCCCGTGCTCCGATGTTCCTGCGCCGTCTTGCCATTACTTACTCTTTTTTTTCTTTGACATTCCCGCTTCGCTCATTGCAATCGCAACCGCCTGCTTCTTTGATTTAACAACTGGGCCCTTACCAGGACCCTTCTTACCGCTATGAAGTTTACCTTCTTTGTACTCCTTCATAACCTTTTCAACTTTACCTTTTGCTTTTTTAGTTGCCATCATCTTCCTCTTCTACTTGGTCACTTAATTCTACTCTATCAAATTCAAAGAGGGATGGGTCTAATAACTCCTCAAAATTTCCCACAATTAATTTGTGTAGGTTTGGAACTGGGAATCGTTGACTAACTCCTCCTGGCTTACTAAGTTACAATCGATAGTTACTACTGAGTAACGTTCGGCGTATCTTCCACGAGGTAAGACTCTGGTAGGAACAAATACTTCATCCTGAAATACAACACGATCCTTGATGTGTTGATTTGGATCCGTAATCATTGCAGGAAGTAATCTATTTATATCTGCTACAGACACAACAAGACGGAGGGTATCTACTACATAGAATCCTCGTTCATTCATTATGTTTGTACCACGCATTAATTGCGCCAAAATTACGGGCAGATCAAAAGGCTCATTCCATCTACGACCCTTAGCAGGATCTTGATTCGATACATCGTAGATTGGATCTACGTAGTTTCCATAATCTGCAGCAAGGGCTGCATCATCCCAAGTCCACCAATTAACAATGGTTCCAACAGGATCACGAAGTTCATCAATCATGCCCTCATCCATAGAGAGGGTTTCAAACCCTATCTTAAATCGTCCTTGGACTTTTGAACCACGCATTGGCTAAGTATGACTTATTTATATTCTTTGACTTGCCTAAATTGAGATTTATAAGCATCAAAAAATTTAGATAGTAGAGTTGTTCGGACATCTGCACTTTCTTTTCTTTCTTTATCTTTTCCAAGAATCATTTTCCATTTATCCCGTTTAAAAGGAAATACTTGAACAAGGGGTGTGCCAGCAGGAATCATCCCTTCAAAAGAAGGATCTTTTAAAACAAAAGGAAAATTTACTGGAGCAATAAATTTGTCTGTATCTACCACACCTTCAAAAATACTAAACGGAAGGTCCCGTTCTTTTGGGTTTAAAAAGAAACAAGAGTATCCTTTAGGAGTTTTAATTGCCCAAGGATTTATAAATTTTGGAACTAACATATTTGGATTTTTAAAATGAGTTTTAAGTTGTTCTGGACTATGAAATTGTATTGGATCTATTTGCACATACTGAAAATTATTAGATGGCCATGAAAAAAATGGAAGTTTTTCTATGTTGTCATGATGCAGTTGTTCTTTTTGACTTACATATATGTCAACAAAAGAGTATATGATGTAACCACTAGTAATAGCATCAAACATTGGCATGCATCTTTTTGCAGTTCCATTTTGACCAGTTTGAGAACCTATTGAGGGTGTTCTAGGGGCACCTATATACGACTCTAATTCAACATACCAAGATGGTAGATTTGTTAAAGCAGGGGTTGGTTTAAAGTCTTGATTTACCCCAATAGTATCGGTAAAAATAATTTCCATAGTATTACAGTACCATTAGGGTATTGATTTACCAATTTTTAACTATTTTTAAAATTCAGATTCTGGAGAAATTTCGTTATTTTCATTTGATGGAACATCAACTTTAACCCAAGTTACATTTTCTTCATCCCAAAAATAAAAGTTTTTATCTGTTGGATAAGGTATAGGAGGAATCCATCTACCTATTTCATTTAATATCCAAGAAGGAAACTCAGTTGGTTTTACATCAATATATATAGTCCCATTCCACGCAGCCCCTATATCTAGGGGGCGTCTTTCGTCAGTAACAGGTAATAAATTATCAAAATTGTGCAAAGTTTTAAACTCTTGTATTAGATCGTTTGATGGAGAATCAAATAACAGCAAATCTACAACAACACCATCAACGATGCCTGCATAAGTTATTTCCATTATTAAATCCTGTCTACTTTAAACTTTATTTGGTATAAATAAGAAGTTGTCCTGGTCCACCATTGGATGGGCCATGACCGTATGCTCCACCGCCACCGCCACCGCCACCCCTTCCAGCAACTCCAGCAGTATTAGTTGCAAAAGCAGACCAACCTTGACCTTGACCTCCGCCGCCGCCGCCTGCTCCTGCTGCTCCAGAATAACTACCTCCAGCGCCACCGCCTGGTGGATAAGCGTTGTAATAAGTACCGCTTGAAGAAAATGAAGAAAAGTTACCTCCACCTCCACCGCCACCTCCGCCACCTGCTTGATAAGAAGATATTCCAGCAGTATTAGTTGTTGCTAACCCTGTAGAAGTTCCTGCACCACCACCACCAGCATTGTTATTACCAGTTGCACCGCCACCTCCACCACCTTTAGCAGAATCATTAAACGTAAGTGTTCCAGTATTTTTACTTACAGTTCCAGCACCTGCACCGCCAGCAGCAGTTAAAATGTTTCCAAAACTAGTATTGCTACCACCACCAGAAGCAATTGTTACTGTATAGGTTTGTCCTCCTGAAACTGCAACATCTTCAAGAATAAATACAGGTCCACTTGAACCGCCCGATCCTCCGTTATAACTTGCTCCAGCACCGTTGGCACCAGCCCCAGCACCAACAATTGCAACAAATTGTTTTCCTGAAGGCACAGTGTATGTACCAGATGTATTAAATGTTTGATGAAATTCATAACCAGGAAGAGTGTAAGAATCAGATGCAGTAGATGCAGGACCGTAAGCACCCACACTTGTTCTTCCTTGGACAACAAAAGTGTGTGTAGTTAATGCATTTAACGGATTATTACTAAAACTAATGGATGTATTAGAACTTACTGCTTGTGCACCATTAGCCAATGAACTTGCTACATAATCAGTAGCAACTCCACCAGTAGCATTAGGCGTTACCACAATTTGTGGTTGTCCACTTACAGTGCTTACACTGTTTATAGTTACCTGGTTAGGAATGTCATTAATTTTTGTAGCACCAGCAGAAGCATCATTATACTTCTTGCCAGTTAAGTTAGAGTCACTAGCCTTCCTTGTTGCCATTAGGAGATCTGACTTCCGTATGCTGAAAAGGACATTGTTGCAGAAGATCCATAGACACGAATACGATCACCAGCGGCAAGAGTTAATCCTACAGTTAGAATAACTGAGTCTGATGCGGCAACTGTTGCGCCATAAACAATCCAGTGTTTATCAGTAGCATTTGAGCCAGCATCTGCAGAAGGTTGTACAGCAATTCGATATGTTGCAGAGGTACCTGCTTGATTTGTAATAATTAAAGAAGAGACTATACTCTCAACACCTGTTGATGTATATAGGGTTCCTTCGGTAGTAGCACCTAATGTGGATGTTGCTACTTGACCTAAAATTTTATATGCTGTTGCCATGTGACTCCTTAACTAAGGTACTTATAAGGTACCTAAGTAACTCTTATTTGTACGGATAAACAGATAAAGGTTAATTGGTACAGGGCTGTTATGTGGGATAAAGTGTCCCTATGAATTTGGTGCAAAAATCCGTCTCTCAAGGGGGCAAATTAACTCCCTTAATTTTACCCCACTCAACTACCTCTGGTATGGGCTTAATGAATCCATCTATTTTTGTTGATAATGATGGGGATATTTTAGTAAATATTAGGCATGTAAATTACACCCTATACCACTCTGAAAAAGATCAAAGATTTTTTAGTCCTTGGGGACCACTCTCTTATCTACATCCTGAAAAAGACCAACGGCTAGTTACGACCAACTACCTAGGTCGTCTTGATAAAGATTATAATTTAATTAATTTTACTGAGGTCGATTACTCTAAATTTAATGTCCCACCTATCTGGGAATTTGTTGGTGAAGAAGATGTTCGCATTACTCAGTGGGATGGCGACTACTACCTGATCGGGGTACGGCGTGATACCACGCCCAATGGGCAAGGTCGCATGGAGTACTCAAAAATAGAATTAGATAAAACTAACTGGACAGCCAAGGAAGTTCAACGAGTTCGTATTCCACCTCCCGTTGATGTTAACTCTTACTGTGAAAAGAATTGGATGCCTATCCTTGATAAACCTTATCACTTTGTTAAATGGGCAATGCCTACAGAGGTCGTTTGGGCTAATCCTGATAAAGCAGAGTGTAAACAGGTACTAGTAAAACAAACTCCGCAAATTTCTCCCGATCAACGTGGTGGTACTAACGTAATTGTTTGGGGCGATTATTACATTGCATTTACTCATGAAGTTAAGTTATGGAAAAACTATTTAAACCAAAAAGACTCCGTGTATAGACATCGAATGATTGTCTGGGATAAAGAGTTTAATTTTATTGGACTTACATCTTCCTTTTCATTTTTAGATACGCCAATTGAATTTTGCGTTGGCGCAGCGGTTATAAAGAAGAATCTAGTACTAACTTTTGGTGTGCAAGATAACTGTGCCTTTGTTCTTGAAATTCCTAAGAAAGTTGTAAATGGAATGATTACGGAGGCCATGTCTTATGGACGTTAAAGAATTAACTTTAAAACTGGCTGAAAATCCACAGGATGTAGAGAACAACTTTAACCTTGCTGCTGCGTACGAACATCAATTGCAGTATGCATCAGCGGCAGGGTTCTATTTACGAGCCGCTGAGTATGGGTATAAGACTCATCCGCTCATAACCTATACCTCACTATTAAAGATGGCCCTATGCTTTAATGCTCAAGGGGAGAGAAACAAAACTGTTTACAATAATATCTTGCAGGCTATTGCCTATCTACCAAACAGACCAGAGGCATACTTTCTATTAACAAGAATTAAAGAACGAAATAAAGAGTATCAAGAGTGCTATACCTTTGCAGAGTTGGGACTACTCTTTGCAACGCACACTTTTAATCAACCACTACCTGGATATGTAGATTACAACGGAGCCTACTGCTTACTATTTGAGAAGGCTGTTGCTGGTTGGTGGATTGGCAGAAAAGATGAGAGTAAAAGTTTATTTCATCATCTGTTAGATGAGTATGAGATGTCACAAGAGTATGTAAACAGTTGCCTTAATAATTTAAAGTTGTTTAACTAATGTTTCCTAATTGGTTTAAAGATGTAGAGAAGTACTTTAGACATGTGCCAAGTGTTCCACTTCGTGCACTGCAGATTGGGACCTATACAGGCGATGCCACTGAGTGGCTATTAAATAATCGGGAGATTGAATATCTAGATGATGTAGATACTTGGGAAGGCAGTGAAGAAGTTGCCCATGAATCTCTAGATTTTTCTTCAGTAGAGGCTTACTACGATTCAAGATTTCCAAAGGATGGAAGAGTCTTAAAACATAAGATGACCAGTGATGAGTTCTTTTTAAAAGGCGCCAGTTCATATAACTTCATATACATAGATGGGGATCACACAGCCCTACAGACCGCTATAGATGGCTTGAATGGCTTTAGACACCTGGAATCAGGTGGGGTGATGGCATTTGATGACTACCTTTGGAACTACGGCGGTAAGGAGTACCTAGAGCCTAAGAGAGGCGTTGATTGCTTCCTTAATGTATGTAGGGGCGAGTATACGATCATTGAATCTGGCTACCAGGTATGGATTGAGAAGTGTTAGATAACGCCTGCTTTGAGGTCTTTCATACTGATACTGGAAATGAATTAAGAAACAAATCTTACGAGGGCATTTTAAAATCTATGTCATTCTTGCCTCGTCTTGGTTCTGAGACTGTATATCTAAATACAGCAGAAAAAGCAACGGAGTTCTTAAGTAAGAAACCTGAGTTTAAAGTAAATACTGTTACCGACTTCTGTAAGCCAGGAGAAACCTTCCCACCATCATCTGGAGTTATAGGAGTTTGGGCAAGCAATTACTTGGCGTATAAAAAGTTTTTAGAGTCTAAATACGACACACTAATTATTTTTGAAGATGACATAGTAATAAGTAGTAACTTTAAAAATATTGCAAGTATTTATATGAGTGAACTTATGCCTGTCTGGGATTTCTTTTCATTTTTTGTTCCTGATGATTCTTTGTTTGCTTACAATCCTTTAGAACACGATGTGTATCAAGACTATATCTGTCTTTCATATCAACAGTGGTCATGTGCAGGATATGCTGTAAGCAGACGTGGTGCAGAAAAAGCAATAAAGGATGTTGAATCTAAAGGAATTAATTGCCCTGTAGATTGGTATATCTTTAACTTTAGAATGAAACAAGAAGAAAACCAAATAAAGTTTAATACGTTTACGGTAAAACCGCAGATATATAAACCTATAAAGTTTTTACAAGCAGCAGCGCAGTACAGTCAAATACATAACGGTAGTACAGAACTTTTTTAGTTACATTCCACCTAGCATTAAGACATCAGCAACAGTAGCACTGCCTGATGGTGAAGTGCCTGCAGTTCCTTGGGTTCCTTGAATTGCAGTACCTTGAGTACCTTGAGCACCCTCGGTACCTTGAGTTCCTTGAGTTCCTTGTGTTCCTTGAGAACCAACTGTGCCTTGAGTTCCTTCAGTACCCTGAGTTCCATCGGTTCCTTGGGTTCCTTGAGCACCTACTGTACCTTGAACGCCCTGTACTCCTTGAACGCCCTGAGTTCCTTGAGCACCCGTATCACCCTTGTCACCAACACGAGCAAATGTCACATATAGGTTGTCATTATTAATGACTGACAGAGTTCCTGTTACATGAGCAATTGGGACGTTAAAGTATGCTCCACCACTTTCGTGCGTATGAGTACCAGTAATTTGGAAGAATGCAAAACTGTTCGCATCTCCAACTTCGGTGAACTTGATAGTTCCTTTAATTCCAGAGGTTGAGTCATCAATTGTTTGTAGTAGTTGTGAAATATCATTTGAAGCAAAATCAACGTTGTCTATGTATAACGCAGTTGCACTAGAGATAGTTGCATTATTAAACTTTAAATTTCCACTACCTGGATCAGTATTTTCTGTATTAGTTAAGAAATTATATTCATGAGTTTCGCCACCAAATGTTCCAGTAGCACCCTGAGTTCCAAGAGTTCCCTGAGTTCCTTGTGTGCCCTGTGTACCCTGAGTACCTTGCGTACCCTGAGTTCCCTCAGTTCCTTGAACGCCTTGGGTGCCTTGAGTTCCCTGTGTACCTTGAGTACCTTGTGTGCCTTGAGAGCCTACGGTTCCTTGTGTACCGTCAGTGCCCTGAGTGCCTTGAGTTCCTTGAGTTCCTTGAGTTCCCTGTGTACCTTGAGTACCTTGAGTTCCATCAGCGCCTTGAGCACCAACTGTACCTTGCACACCCTGTAGACCTTGCACACCTTGCACACCTTGTACACCTTGTACACCTTGTACACCCTGAGTGCCTTGTACGCCTTGTACGCCTTGTACACCTTGAACACCTTGAAGACCGCCATACGCAAGAGAGTTCCACGCAGTAGAGCCATTACCTACTTTAAATTTACCAGTGTCAGTTTCTGTTCCAACTTCACCAGCAGCAAGTGTTGGGTTATTTGCTGTCCACTGAGACTCAGTTCCACGACGTAGTTTGATTGTTACTGACATTAAATTACTCCTCCACCATCATAGGAACTTGTGTACGTATCACTGCCACCTGCTTCGTCTCCTCCATCGGCTACACCTGTTACGGTGTCAGAACCACCAACTTCATCTCCACCCTCAATTATATCAGCAGAAACATTTGTAACAATCTCGAGCCACTGCACTCCGTCGAATACATACACATTACGTGCATCTGTATTGTAGTAGATGTCACCTACATACCTGCCAGTAGGCTCTGTGCCTACGGCAAGTACGTTAATAGGTACGAGGGCTCTTTTACTCATGCGTTATGCTTTAACTACTACCCTATATGTCTCACCTGATTGTGGAGCCACTGCAAATCCGATAGTTACAGCATTTGTAGTTGTTGCAACTATGTCAGTAACTACCTCATTATGAGCAGCATCCCAGACAGTTACTAACACATCTCGTGTTGAAAGATTGTGTGTAATTGTGAAGGTTGTTGCTGTATATGGATTTACTGGAGTAATAGTTTCTGCATAGGTTCCAAGTTGTCCAGAGGTACCTTGAGCACCCTCTGTTCCTTGGGCGCCAGTAGTTCCTTGTGCACCAGCAACACCAACAGCACCAGATAGATTTACTGTCCATGAAGCGTATGTTCCAGAACCAATGTGCTTAGTCTTAGTAAATACAAGGGCGCCAGTACCAGAGTTGTAACTTGATACGGTACCGTATTGAATGTTGCTGACATCGTATGCAACAGTGATGTCTTGACCGACAGAGTAATCAACTGCTAAATCTGCAACAGTAATTGTTTGAGATCCGCTGTTTGCTAGTGTGAAGGATGTTGTAGAGGTTGTGGAGTACTTATCTCCATCAAAACCTGCTGTACCTTGAGTTCCCTGAGTTCCTTGGGCTCCCAGAGTTCCTTGTGTACCTTGAGCACCTTCTAGTCCTTGAGCACCAACTGTACCTTGAGTTCCTTGAGAACCAACAGTTCCTTGAGTGCCTTGAGAGCCTAGAGTACCTTGAGTACCCTGAGCACCCTCGGTACCTTGTGCACCCTCAGTTCCCTGTGCACCTTCTGTTCCCTGTGAACCTACAGTTCCTTGAGCACCAACGGTTCCTTGAGTACCTTGAGTTCCTTGAGATCCAACAGTACCTTGAGATCCAACAGTACCTTGTGTTCCCTGTGCACCTTCTGTTCCCTGTGCTCCGTCAGTACCTTGAGTACCTTGGGTTCCTTGAGTACCTTCAGTACCTTGAGTACCATCTACACCCTGTGTGCCTTGGGTTCCTTGTGATCCTTCAGTACCCTGAGTTCCATCGGTTCCTTGGGTTCCTTGTGAGCCAACTGTGCCTTGAGTTCCAATAGTTCCTTGTGAACCAACAGTTCCCTGTGCACCCGCTGTACCTTGAGCACCAGTAGCACCAGCATCACCAGTACGAGCAAATGTAAATAAAAGTTCATCGCTATTGCTAAAGGTTCCGTTACCAGAAACATAAGCAACGTTAACAGTAAACCAATTTGATTCATCAGTAACACTAGCAATTGTATAAAGAGCAAAAACAGAAATATCGTTTTTCTTAGATACTTTTACGTGACCCTTGATTGTAGATGTTGAATCATCAATAGTGGTTAAGAAATTAGAAACATCATAGTTACCATCAGAAGGATTATCATCCAATGCAAGAATGGTTGCTGAGGCTAATGTAGCGTTATTGAAACGAGCAAAATTATCGCCTGGGTCTGACATAGTTGTGCTAGTACTGAATGTATATCCAACTGTAATACCACCAAATGAACCTTCAGCACCTTGTGCTCCAAGAGTACCTTGTGCACCTTCTGTGCCTTGTGCACCTTCTGTTCCTTGTGAACCAACTGTGCCTTGAGTTCCGTCTACACCTTGAGTACCTTGTGTGCCTTGTGCACCAACAGTACCCTGCGTTCCGTTAGTTCCTTGAGTTCCTTGCGAACCTAAAGTACCTTGTGTACCTTGAGTTCCATCAGTACCTTGAGTTCCTTGTGTTCCTAGAGTTCCTTGTGTGCCTTGTGTTCCTTGTGTGCCCTGTGTACCCTGAGTACCGTTAGCACCATCAAGACCTTGAATACCATCAGTACCCTGTGTTCCTTGAGTTCCCTGTGTGCCATTAGCACCATCAAGACCTTGTGCACCAGCAGTTCCTTGAGTGCCCTGAGTTCCTTGTGCTCCAGTAGTTCCTTGAGTACCTTGTGCACCAGTGCTGCTGTTAATCCATGCAGAACCATTCCAAGTGCGTAGGTAATTTAATACTGTGTCATAATAAACTTGACCAACTACGGGAGATCCTGGGGCCTCTGCTAAGTTTTGTATTCTTGCATTTTGTAATTCTAATTTATTTAAATCAATCGGGGTTAAAAACTTACGGGCCATTTACATTATCTCCTTAAGATAAATACGCTTTGCCTGAAAATGCTTGGGAGAACGAGACCGTAAGTGAGTTCAAATTAGTGTACGCAATTTCACCTTCATAGATTGTACCAGCAGAGTCTACAACTGTGACGTTAGGCTTAAAGCCTAAATTATGATTTATTACCCAAGATGAACTAACCACTCCTTGAGTATGTTCGTAGGCTAGAGCCTGTGGCTCTAGTGCGTTGTCAGTTGTTCCAAAGTCTTGGGTACCAGATGGTGTTGTTATTAAGATTACATCATTTACTACAATTGGAACACTAGATCCTGGTCTTACGTACTGACTCATTCTGTTACCTCTTCAGTCTTAAATATCTTTCCTCTAACGTATGTTTGGGTGACTCCGTCTTTAGTTAACTGAACATCATAGTAAGAGGTTCTAGGTAACATACGGGTCTGTGTTCCAGTGAGGGTTAATTTTAGAGTACGAAGGCCTGCTCCGTCTGCCGTACCTACGTTTGGAAATGTAATTGTAAAAGTTGTTATAACTCCAGGAATACCCACTCCTAGAATGTCTGCTTTTGCGGTATAGGTATCCACTTCAAAATCAAGCACAATAGTAAACTCATAGGCATCTCCCTCATACACAAAGAGGTCCTGAGTAACAATCGATACTGGAGTCTCTACATTGCCATAGGTAGGGGTAGGAAGATGGACACGAGTTGCCGCAGAGCGATCATCAATCTCCTGT